CTACTGAGCCTGGTCGGCCCCGTCAGCAGCGCCGGCGTCAGCGGCCTGATCGCCAGCGGCGGCATCTTGCTCGCCAGCCGCGTCGGCCTGACCGTCAGCGGCGGGCGCATCGGCGCCCTCGGCAGCCCCATCGGCCGTCGCGTCGCCCTGATCGCCCTCGGCGGCAGCCTGATCGTCGGCAGCAGCGGCATCGGCGCCCTCAGCGCCCTCGCCGTCGGCGGCCGGAGCCTGCCCGTCGGTCTGGTCCTGGGCGGTGGGATCGGCGGCGTCGCCCTCGGGAGTCGCCTGGTCGGCAGCGGCCTGCTCCTCATAGGGGGTCAGGTCGATGGCGTAGGGCAGACCCTCGGGCATCGGGTTGATCTCGATCTGGGCGTTGTTGCGGTACTCCTCGAACCAGGTAGCGAAGTTCTGGCTCGTGTTGGCCTCCTGCATGTAGCTCAGCGTGTCGAGGAACTCGGCCGGCAGCTGATCGGTGGAGGTGATGCCGCCCTCGGGAACCGTGAAGACATCGGTGCACTTGATGATGTGGTAGCCGTACTCGCTCTTCACGGGGGCAGCCACGATCTGGTCCTTCTCAAGACCGTCCAGGGCCTCCTGGTACTCGGTCACGAAACCGGTGCCGAGCTTGTCCCAGTTCACGTCGCCACCCTGGGCAGCGCTGCCGGAATCCTGGGAATACTGGGCAGCGGCATCCTCGAAGGAGATGTCGCCATTGTTGATCTGGTCCAGCAGCTCCTGAGCACGGGCCAGCAGGGCCTCATCGGTCTCGTCGCCCTCGGCGGTGAGCAGGATGTGGCTGGAGCGCTTCGCGCCGTTCAGCTGATCGGCCATGGACTGGGCCTGGGCGAGCAGGGCATCGTCTCCCTCGCCCTCGCCCTCGCCCTCAGCGGCAGCCACGGCATCGGCCAGCTTGGTCTGGAGCAGATTCGGGCGGATCACCTCGTTGATGTAATCCTCCTCGGTCATCTGGCTCGCCTCAAGAGCCTCATTGAAGGCCTCGTCGCTCTCGAACATGCTCTTGGTCTGGCTCAGGGCCTCGTCGATATCGGCCTGCTCCACGGTCACATTGTACTCAGTGGCAGCCTGATCGTAGAGATCCTGGTTGATGTAGTAGTCGATGACTTCCTGACGCACGGTCTCGGGGGTGTAGCCGTTGGCCACCATCCACTTGCCCCACTCCTCATCGGACTCCAGGCCGCTATCGGTGCGGAACTGCGCGACGTAGTCAGTCACGGTCTGCTCCATAATCTCCTGGCCGTTCACCGTGGCAGCCACGGCACCGCCGCCGATGCCGCCACCGCAGCCGACCAGGCCCGCGCCCAGGGCCACGGTCAGCACCATGGCGCCGGCACCCTTCAGAGCGGAGCTCTTCATAAACGAGGTGAATTTCATGAATCCCTCAACCTTTCATTCGCTGCCCAGCCAGTATGCCGGGCATCTCTGCCGCGCGGCTCACGCCGACGCGCTCTTTCTCATCCCACAGCGCACGGCCCTCCCAACCGGGCCCTGTGTTCTGCCGTAAAAGGCAGCTGAGATAGTTTCCCCACTGTGGTCAGGGCGTTATTATTTCAATCCTGCCGACGGGGCGAAAGCGAATCACGAATACCGCACACCCCGAAAACGAAACCCACACACACCTGAAAGCAACCTGAAAGGTTTCCCTAAAAGCGAGCCTCACCAGCCAAAACACTTGGCTGCGAACGAACCTGGGGGCTGTTCGCCCCTCGCGGGGCCCGACTCCCTGCGCGGTATACAAAAACGAGCGCCTACCGAAGTAGGCGCTCGATAAGTCTTGGTGGAGCCTAGTATAACTAAGGCGAACACGGTTATAAGCCTTGAAACCTGTTATTTGCAGATTAACCGCAATTGGTTTGCGGTCATAGGCAACCTGCAAAATACCAGATAGACGGCTTGCGTATTTGCCCTGTAACGCACGAAAACGGGGCACCCCTTATCAGGGTGCCCCGTTTGAACGTCAGATTTTGAGCCGTTGACCCGGATAGATGATATTCGGGTTCGTGATGCCGTTTTTGGCGGCAATCTTCTGATAGGTCGTGCCGAACTTAGCCGCAATGCCTGAAAGCGTGTCACCAGATTTGACGGTGTACGTCTGGCCGCTTTCAACGTTGCCGTTGATAATCGCCATGACTTCATCATAGCGGTGCGCCAAGATCGCTTTTCGCTCTGAACCGTTGCGATAATCGCCCGCCCACGTCTCTTTCGCCAAGGTTTCAGCCGAAGCGCTGCAAATGTGGTTGACGATCTTTTGCACCTCGTCATAGCGTGAGCCAAGCGCCTTGCGCCGGTCATCGTCCTTGCCGTATTCGTCGCGGAACACCCCGGCCACAAGGTCTAGCGCGTCCATGTTCTCAACGCCGGTTGCTGGCGCGGTCGGCGTTGGCGCTGGCTGCGCCGCGCCGCCGACGGCTGCGAACTGCTGCCATTTCGCAGCGTCCATATAGGCTTTGTTTAAGTCAAGGTTGCCGCCCCATCCGTCCAAGCGCCCGCAACTAGAGTATTGGCGAATGTCACATGAATATGCGCCCTCGTTCCATGGGTTGCTTTGAAGCCCGGTCGTGTTGTTGTTGGCGTATTGCGCAACCCACGTGCCGCAACCGTGCTTCTTGGCAATGTCCCAAGGGAAGACGCTTTGGCTTGCGTAGATCAAAGGTGTTACGCCGGTGAGCGCCTTTACCTTCGCAACCAGCGAATCAAGATAGCCGGTGTTGCCCCATGCGGCATTGTCGCCCTGCTCCCAATCAAGCACAATAAGCGCTTTGCCAAGGTAGCCTTTAATGCTGTTGGCGAAGTGCTGCGCTTCCGCGTCAACGCCAGCGCCGTTAACGTAGTGGTAAACGCCAACCAGAAGCCCGCGTTTCATCGCCTGTTGCATTTGCCGGTCACAATCCGGCGAAACGTAGCTTGCGCCCTGCGTCGCTTTGCAGATCGCAAAATCAATGGCAAGGGCATCAAGGTTGATACCCTTCTGCCAATTGCTAATGTCAATGCCCTGTAGTGCCATAGAAACCACCTTCCAAGCATACGAAATAGAAAAGTTTTGCCGTTTGAAGTTCTTCAAGTGTCCATGGCCGCGCGGAATTGACGGGGCTTGCCGGGTCGCGAACCCACCACATACCGTTTTCATCGTGCCGCCAGATCGTTATAACGTGGCTGTTGTATTCGGTATCGCCGAACGCACCGCGCACGCCCGCGAAGCAGACCGCGCCAGCGTCAACCTTGGCAAGCGCTGATTGCAAACTGTAAATCTTGCCTGTGTGCGTGATGCCGTATGGCTCATAGGTCGCGGCAATCCACTGCGCGAACTTCTCCATGTCGTTTACACCGTCAGTCAGACACGCGGTGCCAACAGCGCCCGCAACGGTAAGCGGCGTAACGTCCTGTGTCGTTATGTACTTGATAGCCATTGCGGCGCAGACAAGCCCGCACCCGCTGTCACCGATGGTGCCGCCCGCGTATCCGATATGTGACCACTGCACATCATCTTGAAGGTAGAGCGGCATATAAGTGCCCGCCGGTATAGGCTTGTACGCGGGTTCATCAACCGCAAAAACGATTTCGGGCGCTGATGCTTCGCGCGGCTGGTCGCTTGCGTAGGCAACCATGAGCGCGAAGCAGACAACTATAGCCATGAGCGCCCCGCACGCAAACGCCAGAATCTCGCGCCACGTCCGTTTACTCGCTTCCATGGGTGGCTTTCTTGGGTTCGGTGTAGGTCATCGCCTGTGCGCTGTCGCCCAAACCCTCGGTGGTTGGGTCAACCACCACGCCAAGGATTACCAGCACGGCAAACAGCGCATCAACGGCGGCAACCACACGGCCTTGCAGTTCCGACAAGTCGAAATTGAAGCCGAAAATAGCGGCCACCATCTGCACAAGCAGGAACAGTGCAGGGATTAGCGTCATCCAAAACAGCTTGTTCTTTGCACGTGCAAGAAAGTTGATTTTCAGATCGTTCATAATGTCCCCCTTAGTCGATTATTAGATAAGGCTTTAGTGCCTTAATCTCGTTCATGTAGCGTTCACCAGTGCCATTGCCGCCTAGAAGCTTGTATGCTTCGTATTCCTCTAGCAGTTCGTCATAGGTCGAAATGCTCATTTTCTTGCCGTCTATGACGTACTTTTGATAGGCGGTTTTGATATGCTCTCGCGCTGATGCTTTGTCGATAATCAGCCGCGCCCGCTGGTACTTGGTCAGGTTCTTAACCTGCGCGATAAGGAAGCCTATAACGCCGCTGGCCAGCAGCCCAACGATTGACGTTATAAGCTGTTCGGTGGCGGCGCTAATCATTAGTCCACCACCTGCCAAAGCGTTTCAGTGCCATCCGCCCCCGGCTCCCAAACGTTGTTGTCAACAAGCGATTGCCACTTGTTGCCGCCGTGGGTTACCACTGCGCCGGTTGGGTAGCCGTTCGTTGCGTCCGGCTGCTCCCATGCGGGCACGTCCGTTGCGTCCGGGCTATCGGCTGCGGCAAGGTTACGCGCCCAAAGGCTAGGCGCTGCTGCCGGTGTCCAGTCCGCTTGCGACGTGTGCGGCTGCAAGCACACATAGAGCGTGCCGCCATGCTCCACGCGCTCACCGGCGGTGTAATAGTGGCCGTCGCCCGTCCACTGGTCGTAGAGCGCCGGGGCAATCTCTGCCACGTCATCGGACAATGACGGCGCTTGTGACTTGTAAATTGCGATGATGCCGCGCAATGCGGCTTCCTCTTCGGCTGTGAATGCCATGTTTTGCCCCCTAACAATAGGAAAGCCAGCACAATGGCGGGCTTGGCTTGCTGTTGGTGTGTTTGTGCTGCTATCCGAAAAGCCGGGTAAACAGCGCATCCATGTTCGCGACGGTTCGCCGCGCGTCAAGGCGCATCATCGAACCGCGCCAAGATTGGTAGCTTTGCAACGCCTGATCGCGGGTCATCTCGCCGCGCTCCACGAACGCTGCAAGCTTTTTCAGCTTGCGCCGCTCCCGCGTTACGGCGGAACGGCACGGGCGCACAATGACTTTGCCAGTCTCGCCATAGTTGAACCTCTTCTTTAGGAACGTGAAACCGCGTGTCAGCTTCACGATGCGGGTTTTCTTCTCGTTAACGACAATGCCCAGCTTCGCGCACTCGCGCCGAATGTCGGCAAGCACGCCGCGCAAGTCTGCCTTGTCAAGGGCGATGCAATAAAGGTCATCCATGTAGCGCCCACTTGCCAGCACGCAGGGCGTGCGCAGCAACATATGGTCTACGGGGCTTGGAAGTGCCACGGCTAGTATCTGGTTCGGCTCGCTGCCAAGCCCAAGGCCACGTGTGCCGTGGGAATCAACTTGCGCGTACATAAGCGCCTTGATTCGCTCGTCATCTAGCGCCCTGTCAATTAGCCGCTTGGTGGCCGCGTGGTCGATGTTCCCGAAGAAGTTAGAGAAATCGACAAGCAGCACGTAACATTCTGCGCCGTGCTTCTGATAGTGCCGTACAAGCTGCTGTTTCAGGCGCGATATGGCAAAGTCAGTTCCGCGCCCCTTGATGTTGGCGGTGCAACCCGGCGCGAGCGTCGGCCAGATCGCCGGTGCCAGCGCGTAGCGATTAAGCGCCTTATGCACGACGCGTTCAGAGTAATGCACGGACGTGATATGCCGAAGCTTGCCCCGCTCGAATATGTCAAACTCAACGAAGCCGCGCCGAATGTCCTTGCCCGCCATCAAGTCGGCGTGCGTCCTTAGAACGTTCGGAATGATGTTTGCAAGGTAGCGTTGAACGGCAGACTTCCACGCCACGCCGTGGGCGCAGTCGCGGGCGCACCTGTAAAGGTTGTCAATGTCGGCCACCTCTTCAAGCGTGCATGATTCAATGCGCTTGGCGCGGTTCGCCGCCCGCTTGGCATCGCGGCGGGCACGCCTTGCCGCCCGCCGCTCTTCGGATTTCATGGGCACCCCGCACGGCTTGCAATCGGCATCCAATAGCCGCTTAGGCACCGGCAATGAAACGCAAGCGAATGCCGAAACCTGCGCCATGCAAGCAGCGGTCTGCGGTACCTGCGGGGTGCATATTTACGGCCACATGGCCGAACGTTGCACCTTCCTTCCTCTTGCGCACGGATTGCGGACGTGTCCGCAATGACTGGCAGTGCAAAGGAATCACGGGCGCGGGCGAATGCTCCCATTCGTCGCCGAATTGTTGTTGGCATTGCCGTTGCTGTTGACATTGCACACGTTGGAAGCCGAACCGCCCATGACGGAACGCAGCCACCAAGTAACGTGCTAAACAAGGTGCAACGCGACGCTATTTTACCGCTGTCCAATGAGTTTCACACCCTTTCTTGCGCCCTTTATAAGCTTCGCCGCCGTTTCCACATCTTCGGCGACGCGCACGCACCGGCTTACCTTGATGATGCCAAGATCAATAAGGCATTGCAGGTCTTGCAATAGCTGTTCGCAGTCGGCAACGGCAAGCGTCATGTAATGCCGCCGTTGGGTAACGTTGTGTTCGGTGTTGGGGTAGAACGCGTTTGCGGTCACAAGGTTGTTTACAAGGCTTCTTGCCGTCTCTGCCATCGGCACGGCCAAAACGAAGCGGTAAGACTTCGGCATTGCCGCCGAAGTCACAAGCGCCGTTATCTCCTTGCGCACCCTCGTTGCGGTGGTGAAATACTCGAAGTTGCTTAAATCCCTGTAGCGTTCCAATACGGTACTCATTAGCTTGCCTTTCCAGTGCGCCCGCGCAAGGCGGGCGCGGGCATAGCGTCATGCAACGGCTTGTCAGCCTATGAGGAAGCACGGGCGCGGGCGAACGCTCCCATTCGTCGCCGAATAGTGGCTGGCATAGCCGTCGCCGTAGACATTGCACACGCTGGAAGCCGAACCGCCCATGACGGAACGCAGCCACCAAGTAACGCGCGTGCCCATGATGCGGCTTGCCGTGCTGTCGAACAGCGGAAAATGGCAGTCCATGCCCACCGAATAGCCCTTTGAACCCCACACGGCGCACCCGTAAACTTCCATTTCTGACAATGACCACACTTTACCAAGGTCAGCCCAGCCCCAGCCGCTCGCTTCGGTCAGCGCGGAAGAGCCGTAGCGCTGTTCACACAATGAACGGTGGTTGATTAGCACATTGCGAAGCGCTGCCGGAAGGGCTGGCAAATAGTCGTTGATTTCCCAGCCGTGAAGGTGGCTGGCAAGATAGGGTTCTTTGACAGTGGCGTTTCCGTTGTTGGTGGCCGTGGTGTTCCACATGATATAGCTAGTGTTGGTGGCCTTGCTGCCGCTCACCAGCACCGGCGCGGCGGGCACGAAAGCAAGGTGGTGCGGCATCGCCGCATCTGAACACTGGTAATACGGATCTACCGCAGCAAGAAGGTAACGCACCGTCTGCGCTGGCACGTTTGAGCCAGCAGCTACGGGCACGTCCATGTAATCGCCGATGCGCAAGCCCGAAAAGTCCGCAGCTTGCACGCGCGAATGAAGCCACGCGTAAATATCGCCATTCGCCGCAATCTCCGTTGCGAACGTGTCAGCAAGCGAGCGCCCCGGATACTGCCCGATGCTCTTTTGCCGGTCGAACTCTTCAAGAACGGTGGCGTTGCTCGCCACCTCGCGTGCGAAATCGTCTTTGTTAAGGCACGTTTGGCCGTTAACGTCAAAACCGCGTACATTCGGCATGGTTTCCACTCTCCTAAACTAGGGTGATTGTCTCTATATCGCCGTCAAAGGACGCACCGTTGATGCTTAGCAGTTCTTCGGTGATCGTGGCGGCGCGGCTGCTCGGCACGTAACAGATTTCATCAATGATTATGTAGCTGTCCGTTGCTTCCGCAAGCGCCCGCGCAAGCACGGCGTTGTCCGCCTTGACCTTCTCCAACTCTTCGCTAGACGCGCCGCCGCCCGAACCCGTGCCGCTTCCGCCGCCGCCCGAACCGATTATGCTTAGCGCCCGTTTGGTCGCGTCGCGGGCATCCTCGGCGGCTGTAATCGCGTCCGCTGCCGCAATGTCCGCCTTGCTCGCCGAAGCATCGGCCTTTGATGCCGCTTCGTTGGCGCTCTTCGTCGCCTTTTCCGCGTCGGCTATGGCGCTGTCCACGCGGTCGGCTGCGTTGTTTGCGCGTTGCGCTGCCGTGTTCGCTGCGCCCGCCGCGTAGTTAGCGGCGCTGGCCGCGCTCGTGGCGGCGCTAGCCGCGTTGTTTGCGCTGGTGGTCGCCGTGCGTGCGGCGCTTGCCGCGCTGTTCGCTGCCGCAGCGGCGTTGTTGGCCGCTGTCGCCGCGCTGCTGGCGCTGCTCACTGCCGTTTCTACGCGGGCGGCTGCTTTGTTCGCCGCGTCTGCCGCTGTGTTGGCGGCTCCCGCTGCCGTGTTGGCCGCGCTGACTGCTGCGTTTCCGCGCGAAATGAGGTTGTCTATAGCGTCATCCCAGTTCTGCGCGGGCTGCTGCCCCTCGGTGACGCACCGCAGAATCTCGACGGCGAAGCGCTCCGTTGAGTAGCGCACGCCGTCTTTCTCGAACGCGAAATAGGCTTCGTCGGTGTAACCGGCCACGCTGCAAAGCTTGTTTTCGTCAACCGTCACCGTTGCGGCGTTGCCCGAAATGGCGGCAACGGCGCGGTAGTAGTGGCGCTTGTCGGGCAACAGCACTTCAAGGTAGGCCGTGAATCCCGTTAGCGCCGCTTCCGCGCCGCCGTCGTAGATAAGCGCCTTGATGGTGGTTCCGTGCTTGTCGCCCTGACCGACGCGGACAAGGCCAGCGCCCAAGCCGTCCTTGCTAAGGTCTAGTTCAAGCGTGTGCGTGTTCATCGGCTCTCACCCGCCTTGGTGATCTCGCGCAGGGCGGCAAGCTTCGCGCTGAACGTCTCTACCGGGTCGCGCACCTGCGCCGGTGGGTCATCGTCTGCCGCCGCGAGCGCCGCCGCTTCGGGAAGCATGAGCGTTTGCAGCGCGTCGAACACGTCAACCACTGCTTGCATTCGCTCGTCAACATAGACGGGCTGCACAAGCTGCAAAGAACCTTCGGTACCCTTTTGCGGCTTGACTTCCGAAACATCCGCAATGCGCCTGTTGCCGTGGGCATCGACGGCCACGAACACCACGCCTTGCGATGCAGCCGCATTGAGCAATGCGGGGTCAAACTCTGTCACTTGCGCTTCGGTGTTGCTCAACGGGTCGTGAGCCATGTAGATAACTGTTTCGCCCATATCGTCCCCCTTATCCTGTTCCAACCGTGCCGTATGTGGTGCATAGCCCGTCAATATGCGAAATCTTGAAAGTTCCGTAATGCCAGCCAACGCAACCGTTGCCGTTGTCGTGCAGTTCGGAAATGATGGGCTGTGAAATGGTGCCTGTCTGGCATATAGTCGCAACCGTGCTTATGTCGCTGCTCGCCGCCACCGATATTTGCGGGCTTGAAATCCTCGTGCCGTGCTGTGCTTGAAGCTGCAAGCCTTGGTACAGTTCGCCGGTCTGCACGTTTCGGAAGTGAGCCGAGAAGTCAATAACGCCGATCTGCACGCCGTTTTCGCTTCCCCGAATCTCCCCGGAAATCAGTTGCAGCAGGTTAGACGCAAGGCCGCATGAGAACTGGCCGTTTGCGGTGATGTTGTTTGCTTTCATGTAATTTGTGGTCAACGTCCCGTTGGTCAAATCCCACGTGTTGCGCCCCCTGTCATCGGTCAGCAGCCCCGCGCGTATGCGGTCGGCTCGCATCGTTCCGGCGTTGATGCAATCGGCGGTCACGCTCGCGCCCGTTATGAACGTCTTCCAGTTCCATTGCCCGCTGCTCGTAAGGCTCGAAGCAAGGCGGATGCCGCGCCCGGAAATGTTCACGCACCACATACCCGACACGCTTTTGAGCGGCAAGCCGGTTTCGGGGTTCAAGGGCACGTTGCTGTACAAGCTGCCAAGTTCAAAGGTTTCAACCTTGTAGGTTCCAACTGAATTGAACTGATCGTTAAGCGCGTCTTGAAGCTGCACCAGCCAGCTAACCGACGTGCCCGCCACCGCGTCATAGGTCGCCGCCGCGCGGCTGCTGTTCTTTAGGGTCTGGCTCACGCTCTGCCACATATCGGCCATGCTGTTAATGAGGTTGCCGAAAGTAACGGTAGCGTCGCCGCCCAGCAAGTCGCGTTCGATCTGCGACACGCGCCCGGTAAGCCTTATGCCCTCTTCGGTAAAGCCCTTGTCGATTATCGCCACGCGGTCACCAACCGCCGCGCCTTCCCAGCTTCTCCCGAACGCGTACAGGTCAAGCACGCTCGCTTCATAGCTAACCTTCGGTTCGCTGACCTCTGCAAGGTACGCTTTCGTTTCCTTTAGAAGCTGCGCGGCATCCTCGCACTGCTCGTTCACGTAGCTTGTGCAAGCTGGCAGAGCGGTGCCGCTGGCGTTCGGATGCCCCCAAATCTTCGTTGCGGCGGCATCCTCGACGTAGGCTTTGCCGCCGTTGATTGATTCAAAGGTCAGCCGTCTGCCGTAAGCCCCCGAATCCGTCTCAACGCCCTTGCCGTAGCCGTAGACGCGCGTTTTCGGGTTGTCAGCCGCCACCGTGCGCGTGATGGTCTTAATGTCCTTCGTCCACGTGAAGCGCTTAGGGCTTGACTGGTTGCCGCGCAGCTTGCGCACGCCGACTTGGCGCGAAACCACCGAAGAACCATTGGTTGTAATGGTGGTTTCCAACTCGCCGCCCCACGCTTCCAAAATATCGGCTATGGATTCGCGGACGCTCTGGTGGTAGAGAACGACGCTTGCGCTTGCGGTCACGTCGCACGCGCCCACCGCCCAGCGCGTGCCGGTAAGCACGCGGGCAAGCGCCGTTGCAACCTGCCCCGACGGCCTTACATCGTCCGTCCAATCGTCCCAAAGTTCGGCGATTGAGTTAACGCCCGTGAACTCGGTTTGCAAGGTTCCGTCTTCGCCGTGGGTTCGGCTCGCATCGTCAACAATGTGTTCATGGGTCTTGCCCTGCGCGTCAACCCAAACGATATAGTCACCCTTGTTCACGTCATCGGAACACGTCACCTTGATTTCGTCGGTGCCGTCCAGCGCTTCGGTGTGCGTCGCCGCCGTAACGTCCAGCCGCCCAAGGTTTACGCCCCAGCGCGAAAAGCGCGTGAAGCCAACTTTTCTGATTAAAGCCATCTTTCCCGCCATTCCAGCACCGCGCTGCCGCCGCTTAGTTGCAGGGTCGTGCGGCCATTGATCGTGAAGAAATCCGAATCAAGCGTGACGGCGGCGGCTTGGCTGTTGACGGTCGCCCGCTCTAGCGCCATGTCAACGCGCACGGTGCTTGTGCTTGTGACGCTCGACGCAAGCTTTACTTGCTCGCCCGTGTCAACGTTCCTGATATACCAAGCCGCGCTTGAAGACGGCTTAGCGGTGATTGCCAGATGCGCGGGGCGGTTGCCGCCCGCGTTCACCGTGAACGTTCCCGCCTTGACTTCAACGCGGCGCTTGTTGCCGTAATAGAACGGATCGCCAACATGGAACGTCACCGTTGTGCTTGGGCAAGCGTCCGTGATCTCGCCAAGGTCTGTTGACCCGCTCACGATTGCCAGAAGGTAGCGCGTGGGGTCATCGGGAAGCACCAGCGGCGCGGGTTCGTCGGTGCATAGCAGTTCCGCCAGTGCGTGGCGAACCGCCGCCGCGTCCCGCCTGTCATCGCTTCTTAGCCAAATGTCAACCGGCAGATCATAGCCCCCGAAGTAGGCCGATTTGAACAACTCGCCGTGGCGGCCTGAAACGCTCTCGAAGTTCGCGTTTACAGGTGCCATGATAGGCCGGTTGACCTTGCAGCTTACAAGGGCGCTTAGGTCGTGCCCGTTGAATATAACGCGGTCGGTCTGCGCCCGCTTCATCTTACGTTGCAACGCTCACACCCCTTTGCTTTAGCTTGCTTGCAATCCCAAGGCCGATTTGCTGGCCTGTCTGGTACGCGTCCGCATTGCCCGCAACCGTCGCGTTGACCTCGACGCTGACGGCGATTTGCTGCGCGGGCTGTCCGCCGTTGAACGCGTTGTTAACCGCGCGTTCGATGAAGTCCCATAGCTGCTTTTCAGGCGCCACGTACTCGCCGCCCGCTTCGCCAACGCCGATGATCGAAGCTTTGTCGAAGTAGCCGCCGCGTGCGTACCAGTCAACGGACACGCTAGGCAGCTTGATTGGGCCAACGTCATTCCAAGAAACGTTGAAGTGCGGCATCTTGATTTTCGGCAACTCAATCTTGATGCCGCCGAAGATGCTCATAATCTTGCCCGGTATGTCCTTTATGAAGTTCCACGCGTTTTCAATGGGGTTCTTCATGAAGTCTCGAACACTGTTGAACACGCCGTTTACCTTCTCGCCCAAGCCCGGAAAGCCCAGCTTGTTGCCTATGGCATCGGCGACGCGCACGGCGTTTTGCTGCGCGTTGTCCATCTTCTGGCTGATGTTGTCCTTGATCGCGTTAAAGGCGTTGGCGGCTTCGGCCTTGGCGGTTGACCAGTCGCCGGAAAGGGCGGCTTGCAGGGCGCTGCCCGCGCTGCTGCCCACCTGCTTTGCCGTGTTCATGTCGTTTTGCACGGTGGAAGCAATTCCGCCGAAGTACGTTTGCGTGGCGGTCTGTAGGGTGTTCCACTTGTCGGAAACCCAATCAGCCGCGCCCTGTGCCTTTTCGGAAACGGTGCTTTTGATGTTCTCCCAAGCGTTGCTTGCGTCCTGCTTGAAGCCTTCCCATTTGCTCGCAACATCGCTTTTGAACTGCTCAACGCCGCTTGTAACGTCGTTCCAAACGCCGCCCCAGAACTCACCGGCACCGCTAAGGAAGTCACAAACGCCCTGCCACTTCTCCGAAATCCAGCCGGTGAAGTCAGCCCACATCTGCTTGCCCGTCTCGGTCTGCGTGAAGAACCACGTAAGACCGGCCACCGCCGCGCTTACCGCTGCGATGCCAAGGCCGATAGGGTTAGCGGTGATAAGGCCGGTTAGGCTCTTCCATCCGCCGCCAAGACCGCCGAACTTCCCGCCCAGCCCGTCGGCCTTTCCGCCAAGGTCAACGAAGCCGCCCGCAATGCTCTTGATCGCGCCGCCGATGGGCGCGGCGCTCTGCATGAACTTGCCAACGGCGGTAGTAACCCCGCCGAACGCCAGCACGCCTAGCCCAAGGTTCTTGACTAGTTCTTGCTGCTCCGGCGACAGCGATTTGAACCAATCCGAAGCGGCTTGAAGCGCCGGTGTCAGCTTGCCTAGAATCTCGCTGCCAATTTCGGTTACCATCTGCTTTACCGGCAAGGCCGCTTCGCCCATTTCGCGCATGGATGTTTCAAGTTCGTTTTGCGCGTCGCGGCTTGCCAACAAGTCTTTGTTGGTTTCCTGAAACGCCTTGCCAGCATCCCCGTAAACGCCCGCCAGCGCGTCCGTTACAAGGGTCGCGCGTTCCTGCTCGGTCTTGCACGCCGCCAGTGCTTCGTTAAAAGCGTCTTCCTTGGTCTGACCCTCTGCAATGGCCTTGTTGAAAGCTGCTTGTGCGGCAGAATTGCCGGAAAGGGCGTTGCTCCACTGCTCGGCGCTAGCCGTTGACCAGTTGAGCGCGTCGGCGAAACTGCCGGTTACCGCGCCGGTGTGCGCGGTTTCCTGCGCCGTTTCTGCCAAGTTCTCCAACGGCAGCGCGTCGCCGAATGTGGCATAGGCACCGGCTGCAATGTCAGTCCACTTCTTCAATTCCTCTTCGTCTTGCGTGAGCCTGATTAGGTTCTGGCTCGCTTCGGTGGCGGTGTCGCCGTCGCCCAAGATGCGGTAGAAGTTCGCATAGGTGGTCTGCGCTTGCTCAACGGTGCTTCCGGCGCTGGTGAAAGCGGTTTCAAGCTGGTTGTTCTTGGCTATGGCCTCTTCTTGGCTCTCCGCAAGGGCGGTCAGGCCGGTTGCCGCCGCCGTGATGCCGCCGGAAATAGCAAGCCCGCCGCGCTCAACGCCCTTGCCCGCCTTTTCCAGCTTGTCGGCGTTATCTTCGATGGTCTGGCCGAACTTGTATAGCTTGGTTTTCGACGCTTCGGCTTCGCGCGACGTTTCGGCAAGTTCCTTGCCGTACGATTCAAGCTGGTTTTCGCATTGCAAGATAGTGCGTTTAAGGCTGTCGTATTGCCGTTCCTCTTCGGCGGTCAGCCTAGCGCCGCTCTGCTGTTTCGCTTCAAGCTGCGCAAGCGCCTGTTTGTACGCGTCCAACTTCTGTTGCGTCTCGCCATAGGCGCTGTTTAGCGCCTTGACCTTCTGTTGCAGCAAGTCGGTATTGCCCGGATTGAACTTCAAAGACTTGTCGATTTCCTTCAAGTCCGCTTGGGTCTTCTTGGATTCGCTAGAAACCTTCTTCAAAGCCCCTTGAAGTTCGGTAGTGTCGCCGCCGAACTTGATAACAAGCCCTTTGTAGCTTACCGCCATGCCGGTTCACCTTCTTTCAATTCTCAAAGTGCATGAGCGCTTCAAACACCGCGCCCGCGCGGGTGCGGTGCCGTGAAACGTTCACTAGCCCCAAAATGCCGCTTCGGCCTTGCGTGCCTTTTCGTCGTCTTCGTAGTTGGCGACGGCATCGGCGTAGAACGCGTGAATCTCCAACAGGTCTTTGACCTGCCGGAAGCTAAGTTGCTGCAAATCGGTGATGGAAAGCCCGCATTGCTGGCAGTTGTACAGATAACGCGCGTCGCACGCGTCTGACAGGTTGCTAGGCAGTGGCGGCGCTGGCTGCTTCGGCGGGCGCGGCTTCCACTCCATCGGGCGTTGAAGGAAAAAAGTTATCCTCGACAATGCCCATCACGTCAGCCGCCCAACCGTCCCCCTTCTGTAGGTCGAATGCGGCGGGCGGAAGCGATTTCACCCACTTGTCAAAGCCAAGCCCCCAACGCGGCTTCGCGGTCTTGATGCACGCATAGGCGATTTCAAGAAGCGCCGTCATCGACGGCATACCGCAAGACTTCATCGTTTCAACGATCATGCCCACGTCTTCGTTAATGTCCTTGGGGCGCGTCGCGCCGTTGGGCTTCTCAACGCTGAACGTGCGCGAAAACACAATGGGCGTGAAGCCATTGAAGGTGGCTTCAAACTCCATCCCGTCGCCGAAGTCGATAACCATTACTCGCCCCCGTTCTCGGCGGGCGTGCCGGTGTCTTCCGCTTCGGCCTTGCGCTCTAGCAGCCCGTCAGTTTTGACGGCATCGAAGAACGTTTCATAGTCAGGCAGACCCGTGAAGCTGTCATAGCCGCTCGTGCGGTCATCGGCTGTGCCGCCGGGGGGAACAACGGGCTTCCACGTAAAGGGATAGTCAAGCTGCGTGATCTCCGGCGTGTCGCTGTTGGTGGTGATGGTCTGCGACGGCTTGGCAAGCTGGCACATCAGCAGACAGCGGCGGCGGCCTGTGACGCGTCCGGGCTGCTCGCACATGAAAGCGAACTTCTTTGGCTTCTTGTTGGCTTTCAGGTTGGTGCGTCCGTCTGCCGTGATCTCGTAGCCCACCAGATCAGCGATAAGCTGCCGAAGTTCCGGGGTGCCCTCGGTATCGTAGAAACTCATGGTGCCGCTGCCGCCGTTGTCTTGCTGCTCTTCCAACCAAACTTCGTTGTCCGCGTGGCTGGTGCCCGTCTCAACGCTCGGCTCCATGCCGATTTCAACGGTACCGGCAACATGCACCGGCTTTTCGTAGGTAAGCTTGTCTTCGTCAAGGACGATCGCGAAATGAGAATTGCGAACGCCGAAAAAACCATTGCGTGCCATTTTCAAGGCTCCTATCTACTCGGTTACGTTGACGGTGAACGACGCTTCAATGAGCCGTTCGCCGTCTAGGTGTGTTATTGCTTTCTCGAATGCGCAGCCGGACGCGTCCAGCGCGTCGGCAATCTTGCTTTCAAGGTCATATGAGCGCTGCGCGGTGTAAAGCAAGATTTCGTAGGGCATCCAACGCGCCCAAGCGGCATTGTCGGCATAGGCCGTTTCGGGGTTAAGGCTCAAAAAGTGTGCTCTTAGCATTATTCACTGTCTGTACCGGGTTGGCATGTGGAACTCGTTCCAGTCGATGCCGGACCCGTACTCCTCGGGAGCCCCGTCATCCCGCCCGCGCTT